CTAACCCTTCTGTAATCATATTAGCGTTATCTAATACAACATCTTGGGTTCCATCATTGTAGACCTTACATATTGTCAAATGCCCTTTAATCATGTTGAGACCTAAAATCTATTGTCCATATTATTTTTAAATTTTGGGGGTTTTGCATCCCAGCATTTGCCCCATCATCTGTAATTGCACATAAATTTTCCGTAAAAGTTTTCTTTGCGAATAATCTAAATTCTTGTCTAGTTATTCCTGTAGTGGTATTCATAAACTTAGGATCTGTGGGATAATTGGGATCTCCTTCTAGGAAAGGAGGTTCATTAGATTCTAATGCTTTCTTACAATCCATATTCCATAATCCTATTTGATGAAGTCCTCCATATAAATTCATAGCCCATACATCCCCTGAATATATATTAACTGTGGCTGTAACACGCGGGTCCACCACTATAGAAGTTACATCTACCAGGGAAGCTGTTCCTGATACAGATGCCATTCCTACAACAGGTCTTCCAGCCGCATGAAGATAAGAATCATATCCTAAAGATACAAATCCACGATAATCCATTAACCCATATGTATTAAATTCCCCTACAGGTACATCTAAACCACTTGCAGCGTAATTAAGAAAAGGATTAGCTTGAAAATCCCCTTCATACGCACTTACCAATAAAGCAGAAGGAGAGGGTATTGCTGCTCCATCAGCAGTTGGAAAAACTCCTTGGAAATAACTAGAAGGATCATTAGGAGCAAATGTAATCCTATTTTCAAACTGTCCATAAGATGTACCAGAAACTTCTGATCCAGACGCAGCTAAAGAACTAAATAAAGAATAAGCTGTACTCGCATCTTCCAATTTTTTATTCAAAGGATCGGGATATGAAGGAAGACGGTAAGGGGGAGTATACGCTGAAGCTTGTTCTGTTAGAGAACTAGTCCACAAAACTCTAAGATGCTTATCAGCACCAATTTGATTAATCAAAGAAGAAACACTAGCACTTACCCCACTACAAAGATCATCAGTTTTTAAATAGATACCATCTTTAGGAAAGAAATAAGCATTCTCTTGAAAGGAGGATGCAGCAGGTCCAAATGAAATGGCCCCCCACCTCCAGTTAGAAGTATCCATCACCCTAGGGCTTATCCCCAGGACGCTTGAGGGCGTCGTGAGCATGTCTACAATCGACTCTCCAGCCCCATTCACTACGAGGTTAGGCTCCTCTAACAGGAGCTTCTCAGAGCCATCTGAGTGGACTGCATATACTTCTACTTTACCCCTCATTGATTACAATCTCCTCTAATTGATCGTTACTTCCATCTCTAGTATTTGTATACATACTTACATTAGACCTATAATTCAATCTACTACCACCGCTAGCCCCCATCACCCCTGAAGTGATTACTGAATTTCTGCTAGCTGACCCAGTATTAAGATCTTTAAAGAATTTAAATATAGCCCTTAGATCATTGGCATCAATTCTAACTTCTCCATACTTAGTTTGGATTATGGAGTTATTATAGTTAGTTACATCTTTAATACTTATTTCTTCAAAGACTACAAATTTACTAGTACTACCTGTTTTAATAAAAAATTCAAGAAAGTATTTTTGATCAAGTCTATGAACCTTATCATATTTTTGGGTATAAGTAGGTGAAGCTTTTAGAGATTTATTATTCATTGTTGAGAATTTAAAAGTGAAAACTTGTTTAGTGTGCTCACTTATGTTAGCGATAGCTTGAGGAGGAGGGGGTTCCGTTGAATATGTAGCAATTGATGTAGGCCAGCATCTATGATCTTCACCAATTTGTGTAACTGTTGGTAGTGCGGGGAATGCTCCTTCTCCACTTCCAATATTGCTCTCTAGATTACCAATATTAAAAGATTGAATTTGGGAATTTTGTTGTACCATATTAATCCCATTTGTGGAAGAGAGGTCTGCAAGACCCATTTGAAACCAATTAACTAAAACCTTTCCACATTCATCTTTTACTAATCTAGGATTATAAGTCCATACGTTTAAATTTTCATGCCCTGTTCTAACCCACATACCTAAAGATAATCCTCCTATTCTATTGGGATTAGCTGCATCTAAGTTATGAGCTTTAACAGTAACTTCGTAATCATGATTAGGCTCCAAAAAATTTCTGGCCTTATTACCATAATCAGAATTATCAATTGCAATTCTTAATCTAGGAAAAAGAGATGGATTTGTCGAACGATGATATTTAATTATTTGATTATTAATTAAATATTTAGCATAAGAATATATGTTTTGATCATCTCTACTTACATTATATACAGAAAAGGTAGGATGAAAAATAGGGGTCTGGGAATCAAAAGTAGAAGTATCCACTAAATCAATCGAACTTACAATATTCTTATTTCGAAATTCTGGTGATGTTAGGAACACATCGGTAGCATCAGAAGCAGCATAAGTTCCTAAATCACTATGTTCTCCTTTCACCCCCGATATACTCAAGACTCCGCTATTCCCATAGTAAGCTATATCTATCTCATAAGTAATAGAGCTAGCAGCAAGATAACCGCTAGTCCCTAAAGTAGATCCGTCTATATCAAACTCAGAATTGTAAATGAAAGGACCATAAGTATGAGAAAAGAAATTTGGTGCTCCCACAAGATTATAATTATTATTTAGTCCATGCCCACTAAAATAACTACTGCTGTTGTACACATTATATAATTTATGAACTGGAGATCCAAAAGTGAAATGTTCATAATAATGAAGAGAGTCGTCTGCACTCTCTGTATTAATTAAATGATTAGCCATAGATTGTTTAACATCTATCCAAGGTTCCCTATACCATGAAAGAAAATCAGGAGGAGTAAGAAGACTATTACTCGTAGGCCAATTTGCTTGAGTAAGAGTAGGGTGTGCTTCCAAGTAACTTCCCGATACTATAGAACTAACTTGTAAATACTTTTCTAAATCATGAACTTTATTCATGGTATAAATAATCTCTTGTAATTGCCCCCTCCTTCCATAAGTATTACAAGCTGACGATGCCACATTCTGTTTAGCTCTTGAGGCAAAAGTATTACTAATATCATACCCAAACATAGAACTGGGGGAACCTAAATTTTCGCAAATATTCCATACCCTATCCAAATTTTCATAGTCTATTAGCTTCCCTAATCCTTGCCCCCAACTATTTTGTCTTAATGCTACATCCTGATATTTTAATGAAGAAGGGATAAAACCTAAAGGAAGATACCCTATATTAGAAGTATAATAAGAAGTAGACATTTCTAAACTACCTGGATTATTTCTTCCATTTCTAGTAAACAATTTAGTTTCGGGTAATAAATTATGAAAATTTCTTCTACGCAAACTATTTCTATTAGCAGAATTTAAAGCTTGATATGTGGTACCCGATAGTAAAACATCATTAACATTATCCACCTGTGTTCTTTTAAAACGATTAGGAAGAAAACCATTTTCTGTGGCTAATGCTGCCATATCCACCGCACATACTCCAAACCCAGTAGTTACAGTTGATGATCCTTCATATAAATCTGTGAAGTTGGGTCTCCATTCCCTACAATCTTTATCAGCCAATGCATCCATAGCATCTGCCACATCAGATACAGATAAAAGAATTTTAGGAATAGCATGAGCAGGAATAACTTGATCTAAAACTCTTTTAACTTTATTAAACCCATACTTAGAGGTAGAGGTCCTTGACCCTGTGGTCCAATCAAAGGTGCTGGCTTCAAAATTCATAACAAAATGCGAGGATTTACCGTTCCACATACTTAAAAGATTAAGAGGATCTATAATCTTTTCAGAGGTAGCATTTTTTATGATTGTGCTATAGTTGGGAGGGTATTGTTTTGTTTTGGTAAAGAATAGAAAATTATTTAATACAGTATCATCTTGTATAGTAGTAGCATTATTTTCAGATAAATAATCTTTAACTTGTTTAGCAAATACTTTGTCTACCCCATAACATCTTAAATAATATTCAATACGATCTACCATATTATCAGTAACAATTGTGGCAGTATAATATTGCCTCTTCTCATAAGGAGGAACTAAATAGATTCTATCTCTATAGTAAAATAAGAAATTGGGATCATATTGTAACTGCAAAAATTCTGATCCCTCTGGGTAGGCGGGATTCTCACCCTCTAGACTACAGAGAAATTGACCCGTACTAGCGGGATTTTTACACTTAGGCCACTCTTTAGATCCAGTTTTAAACACAGGCCACTGACTAGCCAGAAATGCTGGAGGAGGGGGAGAAGGTACATGACACGCTAATCTACTTAAAGGGGGAGGCGGGGGAGAATTTCCCCGTCTTACATTACATGCTGGAACGGGCACATTGCCCAAAGTAGGAGGTAAAACATGATAAGGACCTGTATATATCTCTCCCGTTCCTGATACTACTAATTGAGGATGAGGAAATTTTTCTCCCCCTAAATAAAAGCTTTCAGGAAACTCTCGTCCTAAATCAAATAAGATTTTATCAACTAAATATTTAATATTAGTTTCCATGCTAGTATGAGAATAATTTATTACTCCAAACTGTTTAGCTAGCTCGGGGGTATAGGTATCAAAATCTTTGAAAGCATCAGAGCTTGTTGCTAGTGAATAGTATAGAATGTCGGGAATATAGGATTCCCATAATTCTTTAAGAGTAGCATCAGAAGTTACATTAAAGACTCCTGTAGAAAATAAAGTATCCAGCAAAACTTGAATGGATCTTTTAGTTCCCTTCATCTTATAAATCTCTACCGCATTTCTAAGTTGAACTCTCCACTTATCAACATCTGCCCCAATAAATCTCCAACCAATTAGCTCTGCTAAAAGTTCTAAAAATTCATCAGGGCATTTACCTATGTCATATAAAATATCTATTTCATTTTGCTCAGTGATTCTATCCGCTATAGAAAATGACATAGCTTGTAAAAACCTAGTAAGAGGACCAGCTTCTTCCGTCTGGGTTATTAAAGTTCCGTCCTCAGTAGGAGTAGATGTTGATAAATAAGTATAAAAAGAATCTTCTACTTTCCTATCAGGACTGTCCAAATAATGAGGGGAGTATACTACCCTATTTAAAGTTTTAAGTCTATCGAGTAATTGAGTGCCGCTTGTCCAGGTAGCCGCACTTATATCCACCCCAGACACATAATTAAGAGGAATAACTCTGTCAGTTAAACCCCAGTGCTGCTGATTCCTCCACAGGTATTCTTCATAAATGTTGATAACATCTTCTAAGACAACAGATCTCCCTTTCCAAAACGTATTGGTCATTAAGATAGCCACTTCACCTGAAGGATCAAATCCCCCTGTGGGGCCTAACCTATTAAGAAAGTATAACCACCCTAGATGATTCGCTAAATACTTATATGTACCTGAAGAATCAATAGCATAAGCACTATTAGTTAAAGTAGCTAAATCAGCCGTAGGATGATGTCCTGCATCTAATGAGGGAATAGAGGGAAGAAATGTTCCGCTAATATAATTTAAGAAGGAAGCACTTGTAGGATAATCTGATAATTTTTTATTTATAGGATCGAAGAAATTTCGTTGAAAATCATCGGGGGTAATTTGTGCTGGGTTATATTGCTTATAAAAATACTTGGCAAACCCAGAGGGAGTATTAAGAGAAGAAAGATA